ACGCTGTGGGCGTGTAGCCCTACGAATTTAATCGTCATCTAATTCTCCCTCTCTATATGGTAATTTAACATGTTTATGGGCCTTTGTCAAGTTATTTGATGGCTTTTGTATAAAATTTTCAGAACCCATAAATAGCTGATATTGTTGCCATTTTGAGATATCATAATACCAGTCTAGCTCCTCTTTGTGGGCGTTGGCCTCATTAACCTTCGCAAAGATTGTATCAAAGTCGAAGTGGCGTGCTGACCACCTTTCTAAAAGTGGTAATTTTTTTTGTGGGTATTTTTCGTTTGGATCTGGATTCATGTATTCTTTGGTGGTGGTCTTGTTGACATGGCGCCGACACTGTATAAAGTCTTCTCCAAACATTGTAAATGCTAAAGGCTCATTGTTCTTCACGCTTTTGTCTCCATACGTTAAAAAAAAGTTATTTTCAAAATCTGAAATTTTTGCCCGCAATTTTCTTAGCGAATATACATTATAGGCACTCATTGGAAATGTCACGAAATACTTATGGGGCGTTACCCAGTGAGAGATAATATTGGCCACTCTCCATGCTGAATATATTCCGTATAAAGCTGACCAGCCGTAGGAGTCGCGTCGGTCACGGTCTTTGGGATGAATCGGCACATAATAAATAGGGATCTCTTTGCGCTCTTCACTAGGAAACATGCTGTGTCTGCGATAAAAATATACTGGGTCGTAGGTCCAATCCCCTACTATTTTTTTAAGGATGGGAGCTACATCATCATTGGCTATAATCCATATGGTTTGACAGCCCGCGACAGCGCATTCAAACACCGCTTTCTGGATGGCGGTAAATCCTGGGTCGACCGGCATCAGCCATGCCGGAACAGGCAAATTGAAATCAGTTTCCAAGTTAGCTACAGGAATAATCCCAGCCACATGTATGTGTCGTCCATCGCTCATAAATTGTCTAAAAGTCTATGGTATCCCACACAAGCCTGCGGTAAACTTTGGAGTAAATCCTTTTCATTAACCTCTGGAATCTCCACCGTCGCGATGGATGGCTGTGGGCGTAGCGGTTTCTTGCGTCTCTCGCGACCAATGATAGTTGTTCTAAATTTGTAATATTTTGGTGTACCTGTGGGGGAATAGCCATTAAATAATCCTCGCATTCCTCTTTCTCTCATCTCGGCTATCATTTTAAAGCGTGCCATTGTTTGAGAGTAATCAAAATCTAATAACTGTTCTTCCGTAAGAGTCGAAACTATACAAGCATCCTTGACAGCAGTAGCCCCATCAATCCTATCTGAAGGATAAAACCAGACTTCGTTGACAAAATCGTCTTCGGTTTGGATGAGATCGATCTCATGCTTGCCTCCTCGATTAAACTCTATCCAATCATAACATGTATACACAGGGTTGGCAACTGTTTTTTGAATTACAAGGCCTGTGCAGTTGTCATCACCAAAATAATAAGCTTTTTGGAATTTGATCTCGGCTATTTTTGAGTATTCATTAGAACAGACAAGTCTGTCACCACTATAGCGCAGGCTCTCGCATAAGTTTCCTAATGGTGCGAGGCCTTTTAATGACAACAGAAAAAGTAGGCGCCCCCACAACTCCGCTTTGGAATGGCCGAGGTTAATAGGATCGGCATGGGTAAATGCCTTGTGTTCCATCTTTTCCAGGCCCACGCACTTTAAATCAGCACCTTTCGGCAAATAATCAAAGCGAAAGGGGCGCTCCGGGCGTGAATATAAAAGTGGCAGCTCGTAAATAAAAGCAAACAGGACAGCTTCTAAATTGCTGCCAATTACTACCCTTTCATATTCAAGAGTCGGGATCGTCTTCGCAATGTTCGCTGCTGTTGTGGTAGCCGCTGTCATTCTTTACTTCGTTAAGGAGGGTCCGGATGTCCAAGTTGCCGCAATCAATTTTATTTTTGGAGACATGATAATGACTAATGAATCCTTGAAAATCTCCATACTTAACATGCTGTTCATAAACTTTAGAGGTAGTACCGAATTGATTAAGTGGGGCTTCATAGGGGATACCAATTCCTTCATGAATTGCAGTCCACAAAGCCTTAAGCGCCCGGATTTGAACCGGATAAAAATCTAAGAAAGGGTCTAGGTCTTCGCCGTGCACCCGCACACCCTCTACCAAGGGCCGTTCGCCGTGGCCATTATTTATATACCATTCTTGATATTTAGGATAATATGCATTGGAAATCTCGACACCTACCGCAGACCGATTAACGCGTTCGCTTCCGGCATGCCATCCACCATGTTGCGTATCTAAAGTTTGATAAATTGTCCCGTCATTATCAATAAGAAAATGAACTGAAATGCCGCGGCGATTCAACACCACCTGACAGGAATGTGAATTCAAACATACGTCCCAATGATTCACAAAGGTCTTAATCTTGCGGGGTGGGCGTCCTGTATAGTTATAATACGTTCCTTTGTTCGCCTTTAATCCTCCTGTCTGGGACCACAACACTACCTTGTCCCATTTAATGGGGATAAAATTTCCGTTGTGGACAATATAATTGGAATAAGTCGGAGACTGGGGCTTGTGTTCATCAATATTGGCCTCGCGCTCCGTCCAGACCCGACGAAAAGTCATGGGGCCCACTAACCCATCCGCAGTTAAGCCTTTTGCGCGCTGCCATTTTTTAACGGCGCGGACTAATTGATCATCAAAATATTTCTCGCCAAACCACGTGGGATCCCACCCGAGATTGGCAGCAGATGATTCATTATAGAAGTCCTTATCGATGGGCATGACATTATTTTTCCTGGGTTTTACAAAATACCTATGATATAATTATCTTGTACGACGTTAATTGTCTGATTTTTCACGTTAATTTCTTCTACCATCGACGCGTCGACGACTGCCGTTGATTGGTTATCGAGTTGTTCTTGGAACCTTACATCGTCGGCCCACCGTATTATCTTGGCCTCAATATATCGAGGTTGTTCCGGTTTAAAATCGGCCGGTAACATGATGCCGCTTTCAGTAATGTTCTGTGCGGGGGTGGGTAACTCGATCCAGAGATATCTATTCACCGGCTTAAAGTCACACTCATTTTTCATTCTGTCTCCTAAATTGTACAAGTGTCATTGGTACAAAACTTGGTGCCATTTCCTCCCTCGTCGTCGATTACTCGTACTAGAGGGGTGGTGTTGGCTATCATTTCTTTATAAACTTCTTTTGTTATAGGCTCGTAGGGAGCTTGTTCGTATCCAGTTTTCTTATATTTTAAAAAGGAGACGGCCTTGAGACGCGTCTCATACATTTCTAACGCGTCTTTAATTTGATGAGCTTCTTCATCTTGAAAGGTCACCGTTACAGAGACAGAATTATCTGCCCAGTAATGTTGATATTGGGCTGCAATTTCAAGCTGCTCCCACATGCTTACGTCTTGTTTGCTTTTTGTAAAATAAGGTTCGTGGACCGGAAATTCTACCACCTTCGTGCGGGGAGAATATTTATCTTTTTCTATATTGTAGCCTGCTTCTTCTAAAAGATCCAGCAACTTAGAATCTTCTGAAAATCTAATGCGTCTAATATAATATTCATCTTCCGGAAAATGAATTCCGGGGGTTGATCCATTGAGTAATGATACGGTACCAGATGGTTTAATGGAGGTGGTACGTACCGATTTAGGAATACATAACCAGTTGGAATATTCCTCATCAAGTTCTGCTATATATTGATAGGCTTTATCGCACCACTCATACATCTGGCGGCGCCCATGTTTTGTAAAGGCTTGAACAACTCCTGATTGAGAAAGTCCAATTCTCCGGTTCTTTAACATCTTAGCATTTGTTTCAGGCCAATGAGTGTTGGACAGTGTAATCGTCTTGCCATATAAATAGGCAATCTTTAATGTGCGCAGGTAATCTTCAAGATTATCATGCTTGGCGGGGAAAGTTTCAACGAGACAGCAGAGTTCTGCGTCTTCAAGTTGTTGTTCCACGCAAGGATTAAAACCTGCCACATTAACATCATCGAGGCGTATTCCATCTTTGAATCTGCCTCGGGTGCGGGCATTTTGGAGCCAGATATACCCGGGCTCACCATTCTTCTGGCTCTGTGCGGCATGCCATGTATAGTCCATACCGACTACAGCGTTGAATGAATTATTCGAACCCCATCGGTGATGATAAAGCTTTTCATCATCATTTTTCATCTCTAGATAATAACGATCATCATAATGGCCCATAGCTAATGCGGCTGAACGTCGCACATTGCCCGAGACAACGCAGCGGCCAATGAGATTTTCAGTGTCTACAATGTCTACTGACGTAATTGCTTCTCCAATCTTCGGACCAAAGAGGTTAGTTAAATTTTCATGTAATTCTTTGAGGGGTGCATATCCGCTGGAGGTTCCTCCGAAGCCGCGGATGATGGCGCCGGCCGGCCGAATGGCCGAGTAGTCAAACTTGGGCACCTTCCCTCCGAGAAAAAACCCATCCAATAAAAGATGTACGGAGTCTACCCAGCCTTCGCGGGAGTCATCAATAACTAAAGTATCGTTAGTGTATTGGGGTTCGCGGATGGTGAGAGTATTGGCGCCTTCCGTATCGAAGCCCACGCCAATGCCGAGCATCAGTGCGTCCATCATCCACGCAAAAAGGTAGCCCCCTTTGGTGGAGAGATCGCGAGTAGAACGAAAAGCGCAGTTGAATAAACCGGCGGCTGTTTTTTCTTCTACAAATTTGGTGCCCATCATCCATAGGCCGCGGCCCGGTGGGGTCCACTTCAAATTAAAGAGACGGTCATATGCATCCTTGGCGGTGCGTTGAGCTTTCGCATCGTTCCATTCAAGACTCAATAAAAAAACATGCGCTTTCTGCATGTCAAACATTCCCTCAATGACGCGCTTGCACGTCTGCCACCATTCTTCTGACCCTGTGGCTTCACTATCAAATTCGCTTAGGCGGCGGGCATAAGTACGCTTAAATGTAATGTAACCCAAGGGGCCCCACGGTACTTCTTTGGTTTTATAGGGCTCCAAAAAGGTATCTGATAATCTAAATCTACGAATGTTTTCTATTGTTCTCATCTTTTTCTATTTCCTTTTTAATTTTGAGTACTTGTCTCGCAACAATTGTTGTTGCCCTTTTACACCGAGGGCTACGGGGCTTGTGGCCACGCCGTTTATTAATGTGGGCATCACAGCTTTAGGAAGGATTTGAATCTTTACAACAGAGGTGTCCATAAAGATAGGGTAAATAATACCATCCGGACCATTGCGATTCTTGGCGATAAAGATCTTTCCTTTATTGTTTTGCTTGTCTTCAATAGTTCTGGAGACAGAAAAGATAAAGTCGGCTACAAAACATTTGTTGAAGGCTTCTGAAATCTGTTCCATAGTAATGACTTCTGCATTGAGACCGGAACGATTGGTTTGAGAAGCTGTCCAAATGGGACACTGAAACTCCGATGCGAGAGCGCGGAGTTCTTCATAGATAGATTCCAATTCGTTGCGCTTTTCTTTACGCACGATCACTGGCTTAAGCAGGTCTGCATAATCTACAATAATAAGACCGGGTTTAATATCTCGCTTAAGCAGGCGAGATAAATGAGCACGAATAGTATTAGTAGTAGCAGACTTAACAGGATACTCTTTTACAACAAGCGAGCCATCTAATTTTTTAATCTCCTCGTACACTTCATCTTTAAAGGTCCGAATGTCAGAGAGGGGGTACCCCGTAATGCAACTATCATAGCGCGTTCCAATGACTGTATCTTGAAGCTCCAGAGTATAATGTACAACGGTCTTGCCTTCTTTAATGGCATGCGCTCCTAAATGAACTAACGCCATAGACTTGCCCGCGCCAGTGGGGGCAATCACTACGCCCAACTCACTTTTGCCTAGGCCTCCGCCAGTAATGGTGTCAATTTCAGTCCACCCTGTAGTGACAGGGCTGCGATGTTTGATCTTAAAGCGCTCTTCAAAATCAGCAAGATAATCATAGCCAAAGTTATTTTCAGAGCCCAACTTAAGGGCGTCATTAATAACTGTAGAGATTTCATCGAAAGAGCAATTCTGTAGCAGGCCTACCGATTTCATCATGGCTTCTTTAAGGTTTTGTTTACGACAGAAATCGAGGGACGTGTCTTTGATGTACTTTACATCAGATAATTCGCGAGTATGGATGCGCGCAAAATATTCGCGCACTTGATTCTGAATTACTTTATCTTCGTCATCGAGTTCCGTGCGCAAGATTGTAATCATGGTGTCGAGCGCAGGGTGTGTGCTATAACGTGTGCGATAATCTAGTATTTTATGAACAAAAACACGTAAATATTCTAGTTCTAAAAACTCTATGTCCAGCACTTCCGTAATCTGATCCGCAAACGGCCTGTCTTCAAAAATAAGTTGTACGAATCCCTCTTGGAAGGCCTTTCCATACCTTCCAAAATTCACATTTTCAGTGAGCATCTATTCCCTCTCGATGGTGTATTATATATATCACAGACATGACTGTAAAGTCAATCTAAATTTCAAAATAGTTCTTTTGTGTTGTCAAGACATTCCCTACTAATTTTGTTCAGGTTTGTGCGTAGATCTTCCCAGTTTAATTCACCAAAGCCATCGTTGCGCATCATCCCCATAATCTGTGTCTTATTAAATTCACATTCAAAATTTTCAATTGATTCTTTGACGTGCCTTTTAGATTGGAAAGACATTTGCGGGGCATACAATTGCATCATGCGATAGTTATGCTCAATCAATCCTTGGTTCTCAGAGATGTTGGTAAAGAACTTAAGTTTACTTTTAGTATTCTTACAAAATTCTACTACTTCATCAATCGTATATGATTTGCTATCGCTCAAAAAGTTTAATCTTTTGCCTACGGTTCCAAAGCCTGCGCCGCGGATCCCGGGGAGATTGTCTGAAGTATCCCCCACAATCGAGCGAGCCAGTGCCATGTTGGTCGGATGAACGCCAGTTTGTTCTATAATACGTTTTGTGTTTAGTAATTCATTTTTAGTGGGGCGCAATAAAACAGTCTCGTCATCACAGACCTGCATAAAGTCCCGGTCATTAGAGATAATGATCTTTTGCCATCCCTTGTAATATTCCATCTGTGTAATATATGCAATCACATCGTCAGCTTCAATCTCTGGGATCATAAACTGGATGATGGGCATGTTGTTCATGTATTCAATGACGCGACTTTGTTGCCACATTTTGTTGTGCAACTCTTCGTCGTCAGTAAGGTTGTGGAATGCTCGATTTAATCGGATCGGCTTTCTTCCTGCCTTATAATTTTTGTCCATGCTCTTGCGCTTTCGAGAGCCATTGGGACCATCCCATACGACCACGATCTGATCCGGTTTAGTCTCTCGGACGTGTCGTTGAAGAATCTTAATGAACCCTTTCAACCCTCCAATGGGATCTCCATTGGAGGAAATGGATGGGTCTACAATATAGGCCCTAAGATACGCATTCAACGCATCTACAATTAATACTCTCTTCATAGCAAAAGCCCCGCCTGTTATATATAATATAGCATGCGGGGCTCTAATTGTCAAGCAGTTTTTTAACGATATCTGCGGGCGGGCGGGTGCGGTCTTCCGCGCCCTCGTACATGGCGCACGTAGGTGTGCGGATGTCGATTAATCATATGCCGTGGCACTGTACGCAGATCCCAATACCCATGCACCCAGCCGTACCGGGTTTGGTGTCCCTTAACCCAAACCCATGCTTTAACCTTAACTGGCTGGGGGTGTGCTTGGGGTGCGGGTCGCGGCGGCGGTGGCCGGTGGACTGCCGCGGGGGGTGGTGTTGGATGGGGGTGCGCATGTACTGTGCAAGCGCTGCTCATTAATGCAATAGTCGCAATAATAATCTTGTTCATTTTTCTCTCCTAAACTGGGTGGTGGGCAACTGTAAGGGGAAGCTCTTCGGAATCTTCATAGAAGTCTTCGGCCTTTCCATCGCGCTGATCAAACCTCATAATAACCTCTTCGTCCATTAGACGTATGACTTGCTCTCTAAATTCATCATCAGTTTGAATAAGTTCTGTCCACTTTGAAGGCTGAAACTTTTTACTATATCCTTCGGAAGTTTCCAGAGTATACCATGCGCCCTTGGACGTGAGGTATTCTGACGTTTTAATAGCGTCGAACCAACTTTCTTCATCGCGGATGCCAACCTCGTCGGTACCCCACATGATACGGAAGGCGCAGTTTCTTCCTTGTGTTCCAAACCTAGACTTCTCAAGTCTAATCTTAACTTCGGATCCAATACGAAAACCTTTATCATCCAAGACAAACGCACTCTTAGCCTTGCGTCCTGTTAACCAGATGCGCAGTGAATAAGAATAGTGCATAGCCTTTCCGCCGGGTGTCATGTAAGGTGTAGTCATCGCTGTGATGTGGGCCATGGGCCCGCTGGTGATGTTGGTCTTAAGCTGATTAAGAACCAAGAACGTTGCTTGCTTGTCTGCGATAGGCAGCGTAAGCTTTGACATTCCCTTCGCAAGAATGCGCGCCTTCATCGCCATCGATGATTGAGGATTAAAGTCACCTTCAACATCTGATACAGCCGGGGTGAATGCGAGCGAGTCCCAAATCAACAGCAGCTTTTCATCTGTTGCTGCCAGAAGTTCCTCGATAGTCTCCAACACAAACTCGACAGACGATGCCTGGATGTACATTAAGCGCTCTAGGTCGCATCCTGCGGCCTCCAAAAAAGCAGGGTCGATGGCTGACTCGGAATCAAAATATACCACCAGCTTATCCTGTTTCTGGGCGTTGGCTGCAATCTGTGCTGCCATGTAAGATTTGCCTGTAGATGTTAGTCCTGCAATCTCTGTAGTTTTACCGACAGGAATGCCTCCCATCTGGCCTTTACATATAATACTGTCAAGCCAACGAGATCCAGTGGGGATCCATTCTTTGACTTCGGTGGGGTTGGCGCCTGTTAAATCGTGCGCGACATTGCGTCCCGCTTTTTTGTTTACCAGGGTCATGAGATCTTGCATAGATACACGACCAGCCTTAGTTTGTTTTGCCTTTCTCGGCATTTTGCCTTCCTTTGTTTCTAATTAATGGGGCAGACTATTCCCGGTCTGCCAGCGGATATGGTTACTTACTTCTTCTGAACGAATTGATAAAGCTTCTCGGCTTCAGTAATTATATCTTCAGTCGTGTATGGAGTGACAGCAGTGCGCTGCCCTTCGGGCTTAAGATGTTCATTGTCAAATTGACGATCAACCTTGTCCGAGACGATACCAATTGCCATTCCTAGCAAATCAGCGCGGAGTTCATATCCGCTTTTATTTGAATCACTCATTTTTTTCTCCTGTGTGTGTGTGATGTAGCAGACTTATTCCGGTCTGCTAGCGGTCAGTTGATAACTAAACCAACTATTTAAAAGGGTGGCAGACTATTCCCGGTCTGCCAGCGGGGCGAGCCTAGCCTGCTACCAGTTCATTGAACGCACGGTCTACATCAGTAGTTTCAGTGCTCTTGTACTTAGTAGTCTCGCGTGAGCGCGACTCAGCGGATCCGTCTCCGGCAAGCTGCTCGTCGAGAATAGCGTCTACCTGCTCAGGAGTTAGACGGTCAAATAGTCCGTCAAAATCTGGCATGCCATCAAGGAGGGCGGGGATGGCCTCGGTATCCTCAAGCAAAGTTGAGGTATTACGACGCATTTTCAGGCTCGTCTGGGGGTATGCCCCCGGCTTGGTGGGTTTCGTATACGTGAGAGTAATATCAGTACCCTCGGTCGCATCCGTAACATCACCGTACTCGGGGTCAAGGATATAGCC